TTACTCCTTTTTCCCCGTATCGGTATCAGGTTCGCCATCAAACAGTTTGCCCTGCATCCGATCCAGTTCTTCTTTTCTGACCCGCTTCACCACGCTGTAAACCCACTGTAGTGAAACACCAAATTTGCGGGCCAGTTCGTAATGGTTGCGCCCGTCAAACTCCAGGAAGATTTCCCGGTCGCGCTGGCTGACCTTCCAGACCATGCCCATCGGAAAATAGACGTTTTGCCCGCCCCAGACCTGCATCATGCGGTTCGCGACAGCCTGACCAATCTGGTCGGCAACAGCGGGTTCGATATCTATAATCTCGCGGACGGTCTCAGAAGTGTGCTGTGCCAGTTCCACCAACAGTTCCGGCCCTTTGCTACGAAACTGATTCAGGTCGCTCATTGCTTCACCCCCGCAGCTCTGCGCTGCCACTTCTTCAGTTTCTCAATCACGCTACTTGCCTGCTCATTGCTGAGCCAGCGTAACGCGCTGATGCCCGTTTCCCGCTTAACCCATAGCGCCAGCGCCTGCTCTGAACTGTCTCGAACGGTGCCCGCCGCAGCCATTTCAAGCCATAGCGCACGGATTTTCTTTGACTGTGGATGAGTATCCAGCGGTAAGCCGGACTTTGCTTTCCCGGCAGGCTTAATGCGAAAGCCTTTCGTTTTCATGGATTCCAGCACGCGGTTTAGCTGCGTGGTATCCATCCCTTTGGTTGAGGCTTTGCCGGTCAGCCCCTGTAGCATCTGGCGGTAGGTATCCTCATCCATCTGGAGGTCATTGCGGGCTATATGGATAAGTTTAATTAGCCGTTGAGTGGACATTCAGGCATCCTCCCCTTCGACATTGAACTCATGGATTACAGGAGTAATTTCAAGCACCAGGGCTTTCATTTCTTCAACCCGGTCAGCTGGCACATATATTGTCCAGGAGTTGATCCCTGTGTACTCATAGCGTCCATGACATTCAGCAATGAGGCATTCGAGGGTACGGGACCAGTGAATACCTAAATGTGATGCCATTTGGGCTACCTTTATGAGATTGGCTGGTTCAGTCATCATTGCCACTCCTTTTACCTGCGCCACCGATATAATCGACATATAAAGGAAGCGCTACAGGCCAGCACAGGAACATAACAGTCCAACTGATCCAGCGTCCGGCACCGCTATAACGCGAGTAAAACCCTGAGCGGCGGTGCAGTTCAGCAGTACACCATCCCACGAGGCCATACCAGAACAGGGCACAAACAATAGATTCAGCCATCATAAACCACTCCCCAGCTTCTGCTGTTCCTGCCCGCTGACAGGCTGATGTAGCCGAACGTTTTCCCCTTCTCTGTAACCGATGTGGCGGGACATGTCTGCGACGCGGGATTTCCCGGCTTTCCGGCCTGTGGTTGTTTCTGAGTCAGGGTATTTCTGCTCAAGCCAGAGGCTGGCCAGCTCCCGTTCTTCACGGGACATCGCGAACAACTGAACCTCGCTGCGCACAGCCAGTACCCAGCCTTCAGCAAATTTGTCACCACGGCTGGTTTTGGTCGTGTTCTTGATTCGCTTATTCTGCTGACGGATATAGTTTTTACGGGCCACAATTAATTGTCTGGCCAGTACTTCCCATGTATATGAGGCCAGCTCAACCCGGTCTTTATTACCGTAAAAACCAACGCTGGGTTTAAAGCCGGAATGAATAATAGACTTAACGCCAAATGCCACCTGGATAATATCCAGCAGACCCAGCATATAACGCGGCGGATTAACGCTACCTGCAGCCCAGTAGTCACTGATGCTTTCATCAATATCACTTAGCGCCAGGTCAGCCTGGGTGATGTTATACGCCAGCATCAGCTTCTGGGCGCGTTGCAGCGCCAGCGCCGCTTCATGGGGGTTATCGGATTTTGACAGTGCCAGGAGTTTCTTTAATTTCTCCAGAATCTTTTCTTTATCAGTCATAATTAATCCTCCTTACCTGCACCTGGTTCTATTATGTGCAGCCGCGGCTCTCCATCTTTCGGCTCTGGCCACTGGCGAGCCTTATTTATCGCCAGTTTTTCAACCATTGCCCTGGTGATTGATTCATCAGAAATACCCATACGGCGCTGAGCATCCCACAACAGAAACTGCATATCAGCCCACTCAAGCAGATCGGATGGGGCAGCTGATGCCTCCAGAGCTTCTTTCGACAGGTGTTTCAAAGGGCCTATAGGGCCAACATCGCCGAATGTCGCGTTTGACCACTCGGCATGTTCACGACGAACCTGTTCACGTTGATTAGGCTTGCGAAGCTCCTGTAGTTCAGCCAGTGCCAGCACACAATCATGAAATATTGGGTCTATCTTTTGACCGCTGATATAGCTATTTAAAACGTTATCGTGGTCAGCCCAGCGTTTCAGGTTTCGATAGACCTGGGCCAGGCGCTCATTAGTTAATTGGCTTTTCTGCTGCATAATTTACCTGCCATCGTTAATAACGCTATTCAGCGCATTGAGAACCATATCTGTCATTACACCTTTCCCGTTAAGCTTGACATGGGCCAGGATTTCACTGCGGGCCGCTTTAAGTACACCGAGATTGACCCGGACTGAACGCTGGTTATCAGCATTCAAAGTCTTTATTCGTTGTAAACAAGTCGTTGCTGCCGGATTAATTTTCATCGGATGCCTCCTGTCGTTGCTTTATTTCACAGGGGATGAATTCCATTGCCGGGACTTCCGTGTAGTAGTGCTGGCTGCAGTGCGGGCATACCAGCGTGATGAGGACAGCTGGCACACGGTACTTACCGGAGGTAATGACGCTGGCGTCGTTGAACTTCAGGGTGGAGATACCTTTCTTACAGTTGGAACATTTGATGGACATGATTTATTCCTCAATGCTGTTTTCGGCGTGCAGAAGCCCACGGCACTGACGCCGAAATAAAAAGAAATTGAATTAAAATTAAATGGCAGCGATATCTAACGGAATATTAATTAGCTTCCCGTGTTTATCTTTCTCCCGGAAATTAATATAGGTTTTGGACATTGCCACCTGCAGTGATTCCGATATGGCCTCCATTGCCCGGTTCCAGCGCTCGTCCTGAATCTTGACGCGGCGCAGGGAAAGAATACGTCCGGTATTAAGCTGGCCCTCTTTGTCCACCTGAAAAGCATCGCTGATGATGGCCCGCAGGTTGGCGTTTGCGCCTTCCGACCACTCGGTGACGCACTCGTCTATCAGGTCTTTGGCAATCTGCAGCTCTGGCCCGAAGGTCAGGGTTTCCTGCACGCGGATGGTGATCTGCTGAGCACCGTCGAAGCTGCTGAAGGTCACGTTGCCTTTGGCACCGCCGCGCGTTCTGCCGTACTTTTCTGCCACAAGGTCAAGCCAGGCATAGCACTCGTCAAAGGCACGACGCTTGAAGTCGCTGAGTTCATCGCGTTTAACCTTCGCGGCGGCAACCTGTTCTTTAACGAAAGAATCCATCGCAAGGTCATAGTCAGACACCTGGTCAACCGGTACCAGGCGCCCCTTGCGGTCTTTCATGTAGTCTTCTTTATTCACTTCGCTCATCTCTGTTCACCTTATGGTTAATGTAATGACTCTGACCAGGTAATACGGCAGCCATGCAACTCAAAGACGCCCTGACGAAAGCGCCCTGAGCCGTCATGGCCAACATGGGTATAACTCGCTTTGCCCTGCTCCAGCAGGCGGGCACAGTGTCCGTTGCGGGCGATACGGATAACCGGCTTACTGCCTGCAATCATGACACTCTGCACAGTGGTGTTCATGGCGTTGAGCGCCATAATGGCGGACTGCACCTTGCTCATCTGCTGGTTGATATCGGCGATGGATTTCATGATTAAACCCCTTTGACGACGTCGGCGTTGACCTGCGGAACCCCGATTTCAGCAGCCAGATTCATGGCGGCTATCACCAGGTTACTGACGGCCAGCGGATACAGCAGGCTGACCATGCTTTTACGGTTGCTGCCCAGATTGCTCAGGCGGGCACGGATGGCCTCCACTGCGCTGGCGTCCATGATGTCGGCCAACTGCTTACCGGCGCGTTGCAGTTTGAACGTCAGAAACTCTTCGAGGCTGTTGTCCAGCGGCAGCAGTTCAACCACCTCGCAGCGCTGAACAACCTCACGGACTTCCATGTTGCGTTCGGACAGTTTGTCCGCCAGCTCAGGCTGGCCAATCAGCACGATGGACAGCAGTTTTTTGAAGCCGGACTCCAGTTCGAAGAAGCGTTTAAGGTGCTTCAGCGTCGGAATGGGTAGGCTGTGGGCTTCCTCAATCACCAGGACGTGGCTGAAACCCGCCTGACTGCTGTCCTTCAGGACGCGGTGCAACTGGCGGAAGCGGGCGTCCTGGCTGCGTTTGATGCTCTCCAGTGGCGCGATGGTGCTGATGATGGCTTCGGCGATAGCTGCCGCCTTGAGGGTTTTGCCCTTCACGTCGTTGTCTTCCATGGCGATGATGTATGGCTCGATAACAATCACCGGCGCGTTCTCGCGGTTGACGCGTTCAATCAGGTCGCGGCGCAGCGTGGATTTACCCGCACCGGACTCGCCGATAACCGCCAGAAAGCCACCATGGCGGGCGGTCTGGAACAGCGCCTCACGCACGTAGCGGATATCCGGCGTGGTGAACACATCGTCCGCGCCCTGCATGGCTTCATCGGCGAACGGGTCACGGAAAAGACCAAACGCTTTTTTGGTTGCTGGAAATAACACCTGCTTTTTGAGTAACATGTTCTCTTCCTCACTGAGGTTGGTTTTATCGGTAGTACCCGCTGTACGGGGCGTGACAGCGCCCTGTGCAGCATTAAAACTCTTCGCTGTATCAATCCCCTGACTTTCCAGATATAACGCCAGACGCTGGCGCACCTCCTCCGTGCTGGTGCGGGGCCACTCGTTATGGTTCACAATCTGGGCCAGCGTGGCCTCGGAAACGGCGACGGCTCTTGCCACCACCGCCTGCGGGATGCGGGCCTCTTTCAGTTGTTGCTTCAGTACCAGCATGCCTTCCTCCTCAGTTACCGTTAACGATGCTGATAACGCTGTTGCGGGCCGGAGTGGTCAGGGTGACCATGACCTCATCCAGCGTGGCTTCCGGTACGCCATCCGGGTACTGCGCCGTTAACTGGCGGTAATGTTCCGGCGTCCAGATGTGGCCGTTAACGCTGAACTTCTCGCGCAGGGCTTTCGCGGCCTCCACATGGGTCAGCGGACGCTGCTCAATACGCGGCCCGCGCACGTCTGAAGCCTGACCACGCTTCGGCATATAGGCCGGAAGCGTGGTGTCGTCGATATGTTTGTACGGGTCAAGTCGCCCGCCGAACGGCAGCGCCTTCGCCTTGCGTGCAGCAGCTGCATCGGCGGCGTTATCGGTGCCCGTGACCAGCTCTTCGATTTCTTTTGCCGCTGTCTGCGCCGGGGTCTCCGGCAGGGCTTTGTAGTTTTCGCCAAATACCGCCGCGCTTTCGGCAAAGCCGAACTCGTTCTTTCTGACCTCCTCAACCAGGAAGAACGTCTCGTGACCGTCCTCACCGGTCAGTACAACCTGCGCCACATCGCTGCGCCACGGGTTACGGGTAATCATAAGTTTTTCGCCAACCAGTACGCCCGGTACTGTCGAAACATCAAACTCAGCGCCCCGGAACGAGACACGCAGTTTTGATGTGACCTTGCGGAGTTCCGGTGCGGCCACCGCCAGTTCGCGGCAAACCTCAACGGATGGCGCTTTTTTCAGCTGGTCAGCAGTAATCTTCAGCCAGATATCCGTGCGGGTTTTACCGTGGCGGCTGTGGACCGCCGTGGCGTTAAAGTGGCTGCGCCATTTCACCGCCAGCGCGTTCAGTTCGTCCAGGCTATGAACCGGCTGGAATTTGAGACCCGGCTCCAGTTTGCGTTCGATAATGTCACGGGCCTTTTCAACCTGCCCGGTAGCGCGGGCGTTATGCGGCTTGTGCGCTATCAGATTGATGCCCAGCGAGCGGCACATGTTTTTCGTCATGCCAGCGGTGTTCGCCGAGCCGGGGTCGAGGTAGAGTATTTTCGGCACACCGTGCAGCACGTCAGCGCCGCCGCGTTCCTGCATGGCGTTAATAAGAACAGAACAGAGGTTCTCACCGGACTCCGCGCCCATCACGTATTCAACGTAAATCCAGCCGCTGGTATGGTCGGTAATCTCATAACTCCACACGCGGTCACTGGCGATGCGGGCGATGTTGGCAGGCTTGTTCTTGTAGAACTTAGCGCTGTCCATCACCTGCAGCCCTTTAGGACCGTTGCTCAGGTAGTAAAGCGTACAAAGTGAGGCATCAATCTCCCAGACGTGATTGGGATGCAGGCTGGCCATCTCGGATGACGGGGCCGGTGCGTCAAGCTGTTCCGGGTGCAGACCATAGTTCCGCAGGGCGCGGCTGATGGTGTCCTCGGACAGCGGGAAAAACTCGCCTGTGGCCTCGTCCGTTCTGCCAGCAGTGATAAAGCCGTTTGACCGCAGGGTCTCCACCGCATCCGCGATGGAATACAGGCGCTTACCGTTCTTACGGGTGGCCTCGCGCAGCGTGGCAGATATCAGCGCGGCTTCGTCGCGGCTCAGGGCACTGCGCCCGGCATCGGCGCGTTTTTTACGTTTGTCAGTCACTGATACCTCCTTCAGCTTGCGCAGCAGGGTGGCGCGGGAAATGCCCAGTTCGGCGCAGGCGGCATCATATATCGCACCACGCTTACCATGCCCCGCGTCACGTGCCGCGCGGGCAACATAAACCAGTCGTTCAGTCAGGGCGGCACTCATGGGTTATGCCTCCTGCCCGTTAATCTCTGGCGTCGGGTCAGTCAGCCATGAAGGGGCGGCGTTGCCTGTCGGCTCGTCCGGCAGGTCAAATGTGGAGCGCAGGCTACGCGCGGTGCTTTCCAGCTGGCAGACCAGACCGGCCATAAAGTCTCTGGGGGTATCAATCATATTTTCAGCACAGTATGCGCACAGGGTCTCAAAGGCGCTGGACAGTCGAACGGCGATGGCAGATTCCGCCTCAACCGCTAACGCTGTAACTTCCGCACGCAGCTTCTTCACCTCTTCGTCAGGCTTGGGTGGCTGGATACGGGATTTCTTCTCCAGTTTTGTGGAGAGCGAGTCGATTTTTTCGTTTTTGTCGGCAAGCACGCGCTGTTGTGCTGCGTTGGTTTCACGCGCTTCGCGTAGGGCCGCTTTCAGTTCGCGGCTTGTCATGCGATCAATATCATCGAGGCTCATACCAGCAATCGTGCCGCCATCGGCTAATTCGACGAGGTCTTCGTCATCTTCCGTCATCAACTCAAACAGCTTTGTTTTACCCAAAAGCGCAAGCGCTTGCGCTTTTGGTTCAAGCTTGGGAGACAAATATTTGAGGGATGCTTGCATCATCACCTGCGCGGTACGTTTGGATAGGGACAACTGAGATTCAACGATGTCGATGAAGTCACCATGTGGTTCATTTTCTTTGAGAATTACCAGTCGTTTACCCGCCTCCAGCATGGCTTCAGCACTCTGAGCCATATAAAAACGTGTTTCATGGACAATACGATCACGTTCATACGGCAGGCCATCACCAAACTGCTGCATGATTTCGAGGCGATGTTCGGACATAGCATTAAGACTGACACTGAGACCATCGGTCAGCGGTGCATCTTCCACTAGTTCAACTGGTTGTGATTTTGTGCGTCCCATTTCAACTCCTTAGCGACTACCAGCCATAACACGTTGGTTAATTTCATTGATACGATCCTGCGCCCGCGCCATTTCGGTACTGTGCGCCATGGCGATTTGTAAGAGCTGGACTCCTGGGGCAAAACGCCCGTTATCCAGTTTCAGGGCCAGTCCTTCTTCGATAAGGGTATTGAGCGCCCGATTGATATTCGCCGGGGACTCGCCCAGAGCTGACGCCAGCTCGCCGTTAGAAACACCGTTCAGAGCGTGACCGCGTAAAGCCTTAAGGACACGCAAAATACGGGTACCTGAGCTTGATGTATTTGGTTTACTCATGACGCCTCCTTGAGGATGCCGGGGGTAACTTCTTTGCCTATTGCGACCGAAAGGTCTCGCAAAATCCGATAAGTCAAACGACCGCGTGGAAGTTCGCTTTTGCCTGCCCAGCGGCTGACAGCCTGGGTGACTGTTCGTGGCTCATAGCCCGCGTTAAGCGCGAACTGGCGCAAGCTACTGCCTCTTTCAACCAGCCGTGCCCGAACTTGTTGTTTGTTCATATGCACCGTGTTCCTGTTGGGTTATGATGTACTCTATTGGGTCTATTGTACGCACCCAAACGGGTATGTCAAATTGAGATATGTTCAAATGAGTATAAAAGAGAGATTGCGCGAAGCGATGGATGCTAAGGGCCTGACAATAAAGGCATTGTCAGACTTGTCGAAAATTCCATATCGCTCACTTCAAAACTATCTGCGTGGAGAGAGAGAACCTAATGCAGAGGCTCTTGTTGCGCTAAGCACCCATTTGAACATATCAATAGATTGGCTACTTACTGGTAAAGGGGAAGTTGTTGGGGTAGAGAAAGCACAGCCAGCTAATCAGGAGCAGCATTTCAACCAGTCTGATCTGAAGTTATTGGAGCTGCTCAACCAACTGGAGCCAGAGGTGCGAAAAGAGTTGCTGCGAGGCGCTGAGGAAAAACAGCGAATGATTGATATGGAAAAACAGCTTAAGGAGCTGTCCGCAGCGTTCGAAAGATTAAAAAATACGGGTTAATCTGTTCCTATTAAGAACATTAGAGGTATAAGGACATGACTATGCGCAAATTATTTTTACCGTTGATATTTGTTTTATCTGGGTGTGGAGATAATACCGATCCTGCTGATACGTCCACCACAGCTAAGGAGCACGCAGTTTTTAGCGTTGAAACAGATAATCCCGTTGTAAATCGCGAATTACCGTTTATTCGCCAACAACTCCCCGGCCTGGATAAGTACGCGGACAGTTTTGAAAAAGTCGAAGTATCCGAGGATAGCGAACGCCCGGTGACAACGGTGCAGTTTCATATTAAAGACGAAAATAATATCCCAAGTGACTACATAGCCTCTGGTCATAATTGTTATTTGTTCATATCAAATAATGCCCACGAAGTGAAAATATCTAAATCAGCATGTCAGGCTGTTTTTTTCGATAAAACGGATGTTCCTGGTGGAGACCTGACCATGAAACTTGATAAGGAAAAAGTTCCTATGACAGATGATGGTAAGACCCCGCGAGCAGGTTGTTTGAAAGCTTATTCACCAGAGCCAGATAATGATTATTGGACTTGTCCAAGGCAGGATTAAATGTTTAGGTGGTGCTGCAGATGCACCACCACCTTTAACTATCTCTTTCAAAAATTACAAATTACCAGCTCTTTCTTCGGGCTGGGTTTGCCTGTTACCTTAAGGTTGTAGCTGATATCAACCGACTGCATGTTCAGACCGTTGAATGCCTGCCGCATTTCCGGGATATCGTTCACTGATATAATCATCTTCCCTTTGATCCTTCGCGCTAAATCTGCCATGTGATCATAGTTTTCCAGCCCGAACTCCACACCATAGCCTTCCGTTCCCCAGTACGGTGGGTCACAGTAGAACAGCGTATGCGGGCGATCATATCGCTCTATGCACTGGTGCCAGTCCAGATGCTCTATCAGCGTTCTCGACAGGCGCAGGTGTGCCATCGACAGTTCTTCCTCAATACGCAGCAAATTGAAGCGCGGCGCACTGGTTGTAGAGGTACCGAATGTGTGATCGGCGACCTTGCCGCCAAATGCCTGTTTCTGCAGGTAGTAGAACCGGGCCGCCCGCTGAATGTCGGTGAGCGTTTCTTCCGGCGTATCCTGCAACCATTTGTAAATCTGACGGCTGACCAGCGCCCATTTGAACTGGCGAATAAATTCTTCCAGATGATGCTTGACCACCCGATAGAGGTTCACCAGCTCCCCGTTGATATCGTTAATGACTTCGGTCTTGCTGGGAGTCTTGAGAAAATAGAGCGCAGCTGCCCCGCAAAACGGCTCCACATAGCAGGTATGGGCCGGAAACAACGGTAAAATATGCTTCGCCAGACGACGTTTACCGCCAATCCATGGGACGATGGGTAAAGATTGTTCTTTCATTATCCGTAAGCCTTTTGCAATCAGTGAAAATATGGCAGGCTAGTCAGGTCTCGCGAGACTGACTGAACCCTGGTCGGCTCACAGTGCATACCTGTGGGTTGATGACCAGCCTGGTGTTACCGCACCGGGCTGGTCGTTCTTTCAAAGCCATCATGCGGTTCACGTCCGTATCCTCACTATTAACGCTGTTTAAAATCCCTTTCCCCGGCCATTTGTGATGCTGTCTCCACTACACAAGGAGACGCACCATGAAAAACCTGAAAAAACTCATTCCCCCTGTTAAAAAGCCACGTCTCAGCGGCTGGCTGCTGACCTCAGTGCTGCTGCTCGGCACTATCGGTCTTGTATCGCCCCAGCAACTGCCGGTGGTTGTCTACAAGCTGTCACTCATCACACTGGCGGCAGTATTGGGCTACTGGCTTGACCGTTCGCTTTTCCCCAAAGCCCGTCCCGGTCAGTACCTGAAGCATGATGACAGGCTGATGGCTGATGGTCGCTTCCCCGTCCAGACTGGCCTTCACCTGGTCTTTTCCGCTGCGCTAATCCGCCGTGCACTGATTGTTGCCGCAGTCTGTCTGGCCGTAGCGACGGGGCTGTAATCATGAACTGGCCTCAAATCACCCTCATCATCCTGCTTGCCTTTGGTCTGGGCGTAACCGCCATCAAGTATGGCGATCCACGCAACGATAAATACAGCTTCTGGTGGCAGCTCGCTGGCAACCTGGTTATTGCCTGGTTGCTCTGGTGTGGCGGCTTCTTCAGTCAGGCCCGCGCAGCCCAGCCACCGCAGGCCGCGCTGCAGTATCGCGACGATGTGATCCGTAATGCCCGGCTTGAATGGGGACTGTCTGCGCCGGTGGCCGATTTCGCCGCGCAGTTGCATCAGGAAAGCGGCTGGCGACCTGATGCGGTCTCGCCAGTTGGCGCTCAGGGGCTGGCCCAGTTTATGCCCGCCACCGCCGACTGGATAAGCCAACTGATGCCGGGGCTTAACAGCCGTGAGCCGTTTAATCCGGCATGGGCCATCCGGGCGCTGGTCAGCTATGACCGCTGGCTGTGGCAGCGCGTCAGCGCCGCCAACGGCTGCGAGCGTATGGCCATGACGTTGTCGGGCTATAACGGCGGTCTGGGCTGGGTACAGCGGGACAAGCGGCTGGCCTCGCAGCAGGGGCTGGACAGCACCCGCTGGTTTGGTCATGTCGCCACGGTGAATGCCGGACGCAGCGCTGCCAACTGGCGGGAGAACCGTCATTATCCGCAGCGCATCCTGCACGAACTGGCCCCCCGTTATCTGACATGGGGGGGCGGTAGCTGTGTGGACTAACCTGCTAAAAAATCTGCCGTGGCGCAGTCTGCTGCTGGCAGTGATCATAAATGCTTTTCTGATTGGACTTTATTACCTGGGCTACAAAAGCGGGCATGAAAACGCCACGCGCGACGGCGATAAGGCGGTCAGTGAGTTGCAGTCAGCATTCGACACGTACAAAACGGAGCAGGCAACGCTTGAGAATGCTGCGTTGCGGGCCTGGGCAAAACGGTATCAGGAGCAGGTAGCCGCCGGGCAGCAGGCTGAAGCCAGTTACCTTGAGCAGATTGCTCAACTGGAGAGCCAGAACAAACAACTACAGGGGCAAATTAACGATGTCACACAGCGCTGGATTGATGAAAAAGGTAAGAGCCATCCCATTGAGTGCGTGTTTACTCGCGGTTTCGTGCGCCAGTACAACGCCGCGCTCGGATATGACAACGCATCCGTCGACACCGGTCATTCAGACGCAACTGCCGCCGCTGGCACCGGCACTGGCGCAGCGTCCGGGCAACCTGAAACCGCTGACGCCTGGCTACGCGACTCAGGCGTCTCTCAGCGTGACGTCCTCGCCAACATCATCGACAACGCGAAGCAGTGCCGCAGCTGGCGCAGCCAGATAAACAGTCTGCTGGACGAACGGGAAGGATTACAGAAATGACGTTGCAGGTTGAATTCTGGACGGTGGTGGGTTTCCTCATCACCTTCATGAGCTTTGTCGGTGGCATAGCCAAATGGCTGTTCAGTAAAGCGGAAGAGCGTCAGGCGGCGCGGTTCGCCTCCCTTGAGCAGTCGCTGCAGCAGTCCGCCTCCAACTGGGGCGAGCTGGAAAAAGAATTTATGCGGTTTAAGGCGGATTTACCGCTGAACTACGTCCGCCGAGAGGATTATATCCGGGGCCAGACGGTCATCGAGGCCAAGCTGGACGCGCTCTACAACAAACTGGAACTGGTACAGCAGTACCGCCATACAGGAGGTCGTAATGGTTGATATCGCCCGCGTGCGCCGGGAGTCCCTGCGCTGGAGTCTGCTGGTTGCTTTGAACAAAACCCGCCCGTACACCGCCAGCGAGACGCTGCTGCTGGACGTGTCCCGCGCCATCTACCCGGACACCACACCGCTGGAACTGCGCCGTGAGCTGGATTATCTGGCTGATCGCAAAATGGTTGATCTGGAGAAAAAACCCTCCGGCGACTGGTTTACCGACCTGACCCGCCTCGGTGTCGATCTGGTGGAATACACCGTGGAATGCGGCCCCGGCATCGCCCGCCCGGAAAAGTACTGGAGTGAATGATGGCCAGACGCAGCACGATAGAAAAGCTGCCGGAAGACGTGCGTCGCTGGCTTGAGCGGGCGCTGACTGAATCCGGCTTCAGCGGGTATAACGAGCTGGAGTCCCTGCTGCGTGAGCAGGGTTACGTTATCAGCAAATCGGCTATCCATCGTTATGGCCAGAAGATTGAGCGCCGCTATGGCGCTATCCGTGCGGCCACCGAAGCGGCCCGGATGCTGACCGAAGGTGCGGCTGACGATCAGGATGCACGTTCGGAGGCGGTGATCGCCCTGATTCAGACCGAGCTGTTCGAGAGCATCGTCCAGCTGCAGGAAGCGGAAGAAGGCGAAGTCGACCCTAAAGAGCGCGTGGCGCTGCTGTCCAAGGTTGCAAAGAACGTGGCCACGCTGTCCCGCGCTTCCGTCAACCTCAAAAAGTTCCAGTCTGAAGTCCGGGCCAGAGCGCAGCAGGCGGCCAGCAACGCCGAGAAAATTGCCCGTAAGGGTGGCCTGTCAACCGATGCGGTACAGGCGCTGCGTCGTGAAATTCTGGGGATTGCCTCATGAGCCAGCTTGCTCCCGTTTTGCCTGATACCTCAGCGCTGGATATCCCCGCCGTTCTGATGCCCTACCAGCAGCGCTGGGTGGCTGACACGTCTCCGCTGAAGGTAATTGAGAAGAGCCGCCGAACCGGTATCACCTGGGCTGAGGCGTCCGATGACGTGCTGACAGCAGCCTCTTCAGCCCCTGCGGGCGGGATGAACGTGTATTACATCGCCTATAACCAGGACATGACCGTCGAATATATCCAGGCGTGTGCGATGTGGGCACGGGCATTCAACTATGCCGCCAGTGAAATCGAAGAGGGTTTCTGGGAAGAGGACGAAGACGACAAGCATATCAAGACCTACACCATCAAATTCCCTGACTCTGGCTTTCGTGTCGTCGCGCTTTCAAGTCGCCCGTCTAACCTGCGTGGCCGTCAGGGCATCATCGTTATCGACGAAGCGGCGTTCCATGAGCAACTGGACGAACTGCTGAAGGCGGCGCTGGCGATGCTTATCTGGGGCGGTAAAGTGCGCGTTATCTCCACCCATGACGGTGACGATAACCCGTTCAATACGCTTATCGGTGATATCCGGGCCGGGCGTCAGGGGGGTAGCGTACATCGCATTACTTTTCAGGAGGCTGTGTCCGAGGGGCTGTTCCACCGCGTCTGCCTGCGTACCGGGAAAGAATGGTCGCAAGCATCCGAGCAGGCGTGGATGGCATCGGTATACAAATTCTACGGTGCCGGTGCATCGGAGGAGCTTGACTGTGTTCCGGCTAACGGTGGCGGAGCCTGGCTGTCCCGCGCCCTGATTGAGTCCCGTATGTCGGCTGGCACGCCGGTGTTGCGCCTGACCTGCCCGGAGGGTTACGAGCTTAAGCCCGACGACGTCCGCTGGAGCGAGACGCAGGAGTGGCTTGATACACATCTGAAACCGTTGCTGGAGGCGCTCCCCGCTGACGCACGTTCTTTCCTGGGGCGCGACTTTGGCCGCAGCGGTGACCTGTCGGTGGACTATCCCCTGCTGCAGGAGAAGAACCTGGTTCGCCGCGTGCCGTTCGTGCTGGAGCTGCGCAACGTGCCGTTCAAACAGCAGGAGCAAATCGCCTGGTACCTGATGGATGGCCTGCCAAACCTGATGGGCGCGGCGCTTGATGCCCGTGGTAACGGCTCTTACCTCGCCGAATACGCCATGCAGCGCTACGGCTCCAGCCGGGTTAAGCAGGTGATGCCAACTGAAAACTGGTATCGCGAGCATATGCCGCCGGTCAAGGCTGCGCTGGAAGATGGCAACCTGGTGGATTTACCGAAGGATGAAGACACGCTGGATGACCTGCGGGCCGTTCAGGTGGTAAACGGCGTTCCCCGCGTGCCGGAACAGCGCTCAAAAGCGAAGTCTGACAGTGGCAAGCGTCACGGGGATTCAGCCATCGCACTGGCGCTGGCGTACTTTGCCAGCCGTGAAATTAACAAAGGGCCGGTGAAGGCAAGCTCACGCCGTCGTCGTCAGGCGGCCCGTATGCTGGAGGATTACTGATGGCCCGTGGACTCTGGGTTTCACCCAGTGAGTTCGTCAAATTTGCCGAACCCAATAAAACGCTGACGGAGCAGATCGCCTCGCGCAGCCGCTCCATCGACTTTTTCGGGCTGGGGATGTACCTGCCTAACCCTGACCCCATTCTGAAATCTCAGGGCCGGGATATCCGCATCTATCGCGAGCTGCGTACCGACCCGCTGGTCGGCGGCTGCATCCGCAGGCGTAAGGCGGCGGTCAAGTCGCTGGAGCGTGGTCTTGAGCGCGGTCATGCCCCGGCGCGGGTATTCAGCTTCATCCGGGATATGCTCGACGATCTGGATTTGTCCCGCATCATCGGCGAGATGACCGACGCCGTTCTCTACGGGTATCAGCCCTGTGAGGTCATGTGGGGACGCTCTGTTAAATCCTGGGGCATCGCAGATATCGTGGGCAAGCCACCGGAGTGGTTCCAGTTCGACAATGACAACCTGCTGCGCTTTCGTGCTAAAGACGCCGGGCTGGAAGGCGAGCCGGTACCGCTGAATAAGTTCGTGGTACCGCGTCAGGACGCGACCTACGATAACCCGTATGGCTTCCCTGACCTGTCGATGTGCTTCTGGCCCGTGACCTTCAAAAAAGGCGGCATGAAGTTCTGGGTGCGCTTTGCTGAGAAATACGGCTCACCGTGGGTTATCGGCAAGCATCCGCGCGGTACCGCTCAGGGTGAGATTGACCTGCTGCTGGATTCCATGGAGGCAATGGTGGAAGACGCGGTGGCCGCTATCCCTGACGATTCCTCTATCGAAATTAAGGAGGCCGCAGGCAAGGCCGACAGCAGCGATATTTATCAGAACCTGATAACGCTTGCCCGCAGTGAAATCTCCATCGCCCTGCTGGGGCAGAACCAGACCACCGAGGCCAACAGTAACCGCGCCTCCGCGCAGGCCGGACTGGAGGTCACCGATGATATCCGTGACGCTGACGCTGATATCGTGGAAAGCGCGGTGAATCAGGCCATCAGGATGGCGGTATCAATGAACTTTGGCGATGTGGCCAGCCCCGTCTGGAAGATGTGGGAACAGGGAACGGTCGACGATACCCAGGCAACCCGCGACGAGAAACTCAGCCGCGCCGGTGTGGTCTTCACCCCGCAATACTTCAAGCGTGAGTACCAGCTGCAGGACGGCGATATTGACGAGACACCACCGTCAGAACGCCAGAAGAACATGCTGCCGCTGTCATTTGCCGAGGCCATTGATGCCGATATTCAGGCACAGCAGGCCCTGGACGACGCGCTGGATATTCTGATGAACGGAGGCGCGTTAAATGGCACGCTGGAACCCGTACTGGCTCCTCTGTTTAAGCGGGTTGAAGATGGCGTCAACCCGTCTGAGCTGCTGGGCGAACTGGCCGAGCTGTACCCTCAGATGAACGCTGAAGACCTGCAGGAACGGCTGGCACGGATTATGTTTGTTGCAACTGTCTGGGGGCGTCTGCATGAGCGTGACAACGGCTGAATTGGCGTACTGCATGACGTTGCCCCCCAAACGGGCTATCAGTTACCTGAAGTCCAAAGGGTATAGCTTCACGTGGGACTGGGAGGAGATGTGGCAGGATGCCCATGCCCGCGCCTTTACCGTCGCCAAAGTGACCCGCCTTGATATCCTGGAAGATATTCGCGGGGCACTGCAGCAGGCTGTCGATGAAGGAAAAACAGGCCGCTGGTTCCGGCAGGAGCTGGAGCCGGAGTTGCAGCGTAAGGGATGGTGGGGGCCACGTGACACCACCGACCCGGTAACGGGCGAGCCGGTCACCATCCAGCAGGGCAGCCCGTGGCGGCTCGACACCATCTTTCGCACCAATATGTCCGTACTCTACAGCGCCGGTCGCTGGGCTGAGCAGATGGAGAACGTCGACGACAGGCCGTACTGGATGTATACCGGCATCAACGACAGCCATACCCGCAAGAGCCATCTGGCGCTGCATGGTCTGGTACTGCGCTATGATGACCCGTTCTGGCAGGCGTTCTACCCACCGAACGGCTGGCGCTGCCGCTGTGGCGTGATTGCCCTGAGCGCGGCGGATGTGCGTGCCCGTGGCCTAAAGGTGTCAGGTTCTGGCTCAGCCATGGGATGGGAGCTGAAGCTGGTTTCAGAGAAAACAGGCGAGATGCAGAACGTCGCCACCTTCAATACCGGCACCACGAAGGTGGCCACCGACGTCGGCTGGTCTTATGCGCCGGGGGCTGCATACCGTCCCGACCTTGCCCGCTATCAGGGTACGCTTCAACCGCTGGCACAGCAGGAACTGAGAGGATAATGATGGCTTCCGATAACCTGGTCAATGTCACCATTAACGATGAATCCCTGCGCCGGAGCCTCCGTGCGCTGGACCTTGCAGCCACAGACCTGGAACCCGCGATGCGCAAAATCGCCGGAACCCTGCTGGCGGAAACGCAGTTTAACTTTCTCGATGAGGGGCGTCCGGGGTGGACTCCCTCACTGGCAGCGCAGGAGCGCGACGGGCAAACGCTGCAGGATACCGGGCGTCTGATGGGGTCGGTATCAACCGACCATGACGACCGGCAGGCAGCGGTTGGCACTAATGTCGTTTATGGGCCGATTCACCAGTTCGGTGGTAAAACGGGACGTAATGAGTCCGTTGAACTTCCTGCCCGTCCGTTCCTGCCGCTGACGGGGGACGGTGAACTGCAGCCTGAAGTGGTTGTCCCCATCCTCGATACGATTGTCCGCCATCTTGAAGCAGCGGCCCGTCGCTGAGTTTTGTCTCTACAGGCGGGTGATTTATCATTGCCAGCCGCTGAGGGGCTGTATTACCTTTATAAAGGCTTTACAGCCCCCGCTTCGCACCACTATTCGCCCGCAGCGTGACATTCCCCGTACTGATACCCCCGATTTTTTCTAAAGCAGATTAAAAGCGCTGCTGATGCTTTTTCCACAGACTGTCCCCGACAACGTAACGCGGGACAGCAAAATGGAAGCCATTCACATTTTTAAAGCCGGTACTCATACCGATATGCACGGCAAGAAACTGCCGTTCACGCAAAGCGATCTTGCCGCCTGCGTGAAAGCCTACGATCCGTCCGTCCACGAAGCACCGCTCGTTATTGGCCATCCCCAGACGGAAGACCCGGCATGGGGCTGGGTGAAATCCCTGACGCTTAACGGCAGCGATCTGCTGGCTGAACCTGACCAGCTTGATCCTCAGTTTGCCGAACTGGTGGGCAACGGGCGCTTCAAGAAGGTCTCCGCCTCGTTCTATCTCCCTGACTCACCGAACAACCCGAAGCCAGGCACGCTTTATCTGCGCCACGTCGGTTTTCTGGGGGCGCAGCCACCTTCCATTAAAGGGCTGAAGCAGGTCTCCTTTGGTGAGAAAGAAGAAGGCGTCGTGGAGTTCGCCGACTGGAATGATGTTACTAACGCCACCCTGTGGGGGCGCTTGCGCGACTTTCTGATCGGCCAGTTCGGCCTTGATGAAACGGAAAAGGTGATCCCTTCATGGCAGGTCGAATCCCTGCGCGAAAAAGCGTACCGCGACACTGACACGGATGGCACGGCATTCAGTGAAAACAATCCCAACCCTCAACAAGAGAACAGCACCATGACTGAAGAAGAAATCAAAGCGCTTCAGGCGGAAAACACGCGTCTGAAAGCGGAAGCCACCCAGCGGGCGGAACTGGAAGCGAAGACCAGGCAGGAAAAGCTGCACGCGGACAACGTCTCCTTTGCCGAGAAGCTGGTCGGCGCGGGTCGCCTGACCCCGGCAGCAAAACCGGTTGTTGTTGCCATTCTTGATGCGGTAGCCGGTGGCGACAAGCCTGTCGAGTTCGCCGAGGGCGATACCCGCACCCCGCTGGCCACAGCGTTTAAGACACTGCTGGATGGCACTGCCCCGGTACTGAATTTCAGTGAGCACGCGACCAAAGACCGCGTGAACACGGATATCAAAACGACGTCAGCAGAGTTCGCTGAAGCCGACCCGGAACGTCTGGCGCTGCATCAGAAAGCGCTGGAACTGTCGAAAAAAGAAGGCATCAGCTACGACGCTGCTGTCTCCCGCTGCCTGTAATTAAGGAGAGAACATGTCTGACTATTTAAAGGGTAAGCGCGTTGTTGACCCGGTGCTGACCAGCATCGCTCGCGGTTATAAAAATGCCGCTTTCATCGGCGAGCGCATCTTCCCCATTGTCCAGACCGATAAGGAAGGTGTGACCGTCCCGACTTTCGGTAAATCCGCCTTTGTGGAGTACGACACCGAGCGTGCCGTGGGGGCTGACAGCAACGTTCTGGTACGCGAGAAAACCGGCACGCTGGACCTTGTTCTCAACGAACACGATCTGGCCGCGCCGGTGGACTATCGCGAGCAGGCTGAGTCAATGTTCAACGAAGAGGCCAAAGCCATTCGCCGTGTGACCAGCGGCGTCAACCTGAAGCGCGAACTGTATGCGGCTCGTCTGGCTCAGGACAAAAAAGTCTATCGCGCGGCTAACGTCAAGGCGCTGGCTGCAGCTGAACGCTGGGCCGGTGGTCAGGGTGATCCGATTGGCATCATTGAAGGCGGGATCGAAGCGGTACGTAACGCCACCGGCCTGCGTCCGAACCTGATGACCATGGGGGCAAGCGTCATGTCGCTGCTGAAGTTCCACCCGGCGATTCAGGCCGCGATTGGAGCCAACGAGCGCAAGCGTATCACCATCGAAATTCTGAAAGACCTTTTCCAGCTGGAAGATGTCGCTATCGGCGAGCCGGTCTCCATGGCCTCCATGAAAGACGCGCAGAACAAGGACAAAGTCCCGACCGATATCTGGGGTGACAACCTGATGCTGCATTACGTCGGCAAACCCCAGCCGGGCACCGACAGCGCCGACGAAAACGAGCCGTCCTTCGGTTACACCCTGCGCCGTAAGGGCATGCCGGTGGCGGACAAATACGACGGCGTCGGCGGTAAGGTGAAGTACTGCCGTTATACCGATATCTACAAAGTCGCCGTGGTCGGTGGCGATGCCGGGTATCTCGTCACCAACATCGTGAAATAAGGAGACGGCCATGGGTACAACTCAGCAGGTCATTCTGACCACTACCGTGACGGCCAGCGCGGCGCTGACGCAACAGCGCTTTGTCGGTGCCGATAACGCACCCTGTCAGGCCGGAGCCGTCGCGCTCGGCGTGGCTGAGGTGGATGCCGCTGCCGGTGATTTAACGCCGGTCAACGTACTGGGTATTGTTGCGGTCGAGGCCGGTGCCGCGATTGCTAAGGGGCAGAACGTCCAGTCGGATGCAAACGCCTGCGCCGTTCCCCAGACAGCCGCCACGGAAGATACTCCTGCGGGTATCTCTGCCGGGATTGCGCTGGATGAGGCACTGACCGAAGGTGACGTTATCCGCATCCTGCGCGGGGTGTGACATGTACTGCACCCTGGCGGATTTACAGGAACAGGTGCCTGAGTCAACGCTGATTCAGCTCACTAACGAGGTCGTGGATTTCGACACCCCTGCCACGGTGAATGTGACGGTTGTGGACAGCTGTATTCGCTACGCCGGGGAGTTGATTGATGCGCACCTTCGTGGCCGCTATACCCTGCCGCTGGCAGAAGTGCCTACCGTTCTGCGGGATATTGCCATCACGCTGGTGCGTTACCGCCTGTATGTCCGTCGTCCTGAAGGTGATCTGCCTGACACCGTCAAAGACGACAACAAAGAGGCCCGGCGTCAGCTTGAGGCTATCCGCGACGGGAAGCTGACGCTGGGGCTGCAGTCCACTCAGAAGGATGTGCCTGAGTCCGGTGAAATCCGGGCGCGGGCACGCCGCCCCACCTTTGGCGGGCGCGACGGCTTACTGGAGAAATACTGATGAACGTTCTGCCCGTCCTCGATGCGGTGCTGGCCCGGTTGCGCGAGAAGCTGCCCCAGTTGCAGGTGGAGTACTTCCCGGAAAAACCGTCCGAATACCGCCTGAATCATCCTGTCGGGGCGTTGCTGCTGAGCTATGCCGGTTCGCGCTTCGACAAACCCGATGATATTGGTGCGGTGATCCAGCCTCAGACTATCCAGCTCTGCGTTTCGGTGGTCTTCCGCCAGCTCAACGGTAAAAGAGGTGCGATTGACGTTCTGGATGCAGTCCGCCGCATCCTCGGTGGTTACACCCCGCCGAACTGCCGCCGTCGTATATGGCTGACCCGTGAAGTGTTTATCGGTGAGGTCAAGGGGCTGTGGCAGTACGCTCTCGACTTCGCAACCGAAAGCGTCTTTATCGAAGACAGCGACTTACCGTCCGGCCCGCTGTTAACCGAAGTGAACTATGAGGAAAGCGAGTGATGAAAGAATACCGCTATTCCGGCCCGGCCAGCGGCGTCACGCTGTCGGACGGAACCGAAATCCTGCTCTGGCCGGGGAAGAATGTTTCCCTGCCGGAGGAGCATGACTATGTGAAGGTACTGGTGGCGCTGAAGCATCTGACGCCGGTATCTGAAGAGACTAAACCCGCCAGCACACCGGCTGTGCAGTCACCAAAGCGCAGGAACGGCGGCGACAACGATGTAAAACTGGAGGACTCCCATGGCAGCTAACTATCTGCATGGCGTCGAAACCATTGAGGTGGAAAACGGTGCCCGCCCGGTAAAAACGGTGAAGTCTGCCGTCATTGGCCTGATTGGTACCGCCCCCATGGGGGACGTCAATACGCTGGTGCAGTGCCTGTCTGAGAAAGATGCAGCGGCGTTTGGCAGCCAGCTCACCGGCTTTACCATTCCGCAGGCACTGGATGCGATCTACGACCATGGTGCAGGCACCGTTCTGGTCATTAACGTGCTTGATCCAGTTGTGCATAAAACCACTGTGGCCGATGAAGACGTAACGTTCGACAAGGCGACGGGCAAAGCGCAGCTGGCTAATCCGGTGGTCGCGCAGCTGGTGCTGAAACCGGACAGCGATGGCCAGCCATATGTGGAAGGTCAGGACTACTCGCTTGATGCACAGACCGGGGTGATTACCAACCTCGGTAAGAGCATTGCTGCAGATGCAACGGTGAAGGCCAGCTATAACTATGCTGATCCGACCAAAGTCACCCCGGCTGATATCATCGGTGCCGTTAACGCGGCGGGCAACCGTACCGGCATGAAGCTGCTCAACGACAGCTTCAACCTGTTTGGCTACTTCGCCAAAATCCTGATTGCCCCGGTATTCTGCACCCAGAACAGCGTCTCGGTTGAGCTTATCGCTATGGCTGAGAAGCTGGGCGCGGTGACCTACATCGACGCGCCGATTGGTACCACTTTTGCGCAGGCTCTGGCGGGGCGTGGCCCGGAAGGCACCATTAACTTCAATACCAGCTCCGACCGCGTCCGTCTGTGCTACCCGCACGTCAAGGTGTACGACGCGGCCACCAACAGCGAACGGCTGGAGCCGCTGAGCCAGCGTGCTGCTGGTCTGCGTGCCAAAGTCGACCTGGACAAGGGCTACTGGTGGTCGTCCTCCAACCAGGAGATTCTGGGTATCACCGGCGTGGAGCGCCAGCTGTCGGCAATGATTGATGACCCGCAGAGTGAGGTGAACCTGCTCAACGAACAGGGCATCACCACGGTCTTCAGCAGCTACGGCAGCGGTCTGCGTCTGTGGGGCAACCGTATGGCGGCATGGCCAACGGTCACACATATGCGCAACTTTGAGAATGTTCGCCGCACCGGGGATGTGATCAACGAGTCCCTGCGTTATTTCAGCCAGCAGTACATCGACATGCCGATTACCCAGGCGCTGATTGATGCGCTGACGGAGTCGGTTAACGCCTACGGTCGCAAGCTGATTGGCGACGGTGCGCTGCTGGGCTTCAGTTGCTGGTTTGATCCGGCCCGTAATGAAGAGACGGAGCTGGCCGCCGGTCATCTGTTGCTGAGCTACAAATACACGCCGCCACCGCCGCTGGAGCGACTGACGTTTGAGACCGAGATCACCTCGGAATACCTGTTAACCCTGAAGGGGAATAGCTGATGGCAAAGATTGAGATCAACCGCATCACGAATGCCAACATCTACCTGGATGGCGCTAACCTGCTGGGCCGGGCCGAGGAGGTCAAACTGCCTGACGTCTCCATGACCATGCAGGAGCATAAGGCGCTGGGGATGGTGGGCAAGGTGGAACTCCCGGCAGGCTTCGACAAGCTTGAGGGCGAGATCAAGTGGAACAGCTTTTACCGCGACGCGATGCTGTCTGCTGCGAACCCGTATAAGTCGCTGGCGCTGCAGTGCCGTTCCAGCGTCCAGCGCTACAGTTCACAGGGGCTGATTGACGAAATCCCGCTGGTCACCTTCCTGACGATCATGTTCAAGAAGAACCCGCTGGGGACGTTCAAACAGCATGAGAACGCCGAGTTCTCCAGTAGCTTCACCTGCACGTACATCAAGCAGGTACTGGATGGTGAAGAACTGCTGGAGCTGGACTATCTGGCCAACATCTTCCGCGTCGGCGGCGTTGACCAGTTGACTGATTACCGCATCAATATCGGAGGGTGATCATGGTGGTACCCAAAGTTGAGCGCAAAACGATAGACGACCTGGTGGCGTCGCTGAGTTATCAGACCCACCACTTTCCGGGCACCACGCTGACAATTGCTGTCGCGCTGATGCCAGATGGCTTTATGGTCAGCAGTGGATTCAGCGCCACGGCGCATCCGGGATTGTTCGATGAAGAGACCGGCAGGAAGGTGGCCATCGCTAAAGCGATGCACAATGCGACTGAAGCGCTGTGGCAGTTTGAGGGGTACAGGCTGAAGTCCCGGCTGGCATCGGGGAACCACGATGACCGTTGAGATCGAAGATAAAGGCGGGAACTGTGGTTCGATTGGCATGGGGAATGGCACTTGGTTTACCATCCTCGATATTCCGGGGGTGGAAAACCTTTTTAATACCCGTAAAACCAATGACCCGATTGACTGCACCCGCTCCAAAGCACGAAAGCTCGCTGACCTGATTGAGGCATGGGAGCCACCTGACCACTGGTTCACCGGCATCGGCAAATCTGAAGGAAAGGCACTTCTTATCGCCTTCCTGCGTAACTGCAAAGGCTTTCGCACTCACTGATATCACAGGGGCTTCGGCCCCTTTCTTCTTAATCCCCTTTAATATCCGTTCCCCGCGTCACCGGACATACTGCCCTGAACTTACACAGGAGCATGAACATGTCACAGGTACAACTCGAAGTATTTATTCCGGCCTATCCATTCACGACCGCTGTCGGAACGCGTATTGAGCGCATTGAACTTAAGCGTCTGACTGTTAAGGACCTGAAGCAGGTTCGAAAAACCTCTAAAGACCCGGCTGACTGGGACGAACCACTGATTGCCCGCAGTACCGGCCTGCTCCCGGAGGACCTGGATAATATGGACCTGGCTGATTATCTGGAGCTGCAGAAACGATTTCAGAAAATCACTGGGCTGGGCAAGAGCGACGAAAACGCTGATGCAGGCGCAGGGTCTCCTGGCGAGGTGGTTTAGATTTCAGCCGGGGGAGATTGATGCCCTCGATACTGACGATCTGGAGATGTGGCTGGAGCAGGCTGAAGAGCAAATCAAAAGCGAGTTCGGCGACAATCAGTAACGACTCATCACTTAACAGCCGCCACTCGCGGCTGTTCTGCATGGCTTTCAGACATTTTCCTTCCGTTTTTCCGCTTTCAGAGGATAACCACCGTGGCCAGTGAATTTTCAGTCGGCGTCATTATTGGCGGCATTGTCGGGAGCAGCTTCCGTTCTGCCGTCAGCGGTACCCGACGCGCCCTTGATTCCCTGGGCGATACATCGCGCCGCCTGCAGGAACGCCAGAATGCCTTAACCCGTGCAACTGAACGTTATGGCCAGTTAGGCTCTTCCCGTATGCAGCGCCTCAACAGCGACCTGCTGCGGGTAAGTCGCTCAATGGAGCAAATTGAGCGCCAGCAGCGCCGTCTGTCAGCAGTATCAGCCACCAGTGACGCGCTGAAAGCTAACCGCATGGCGCTCTATGGCCAGGGAGCAGAAACCTATGCCATCGGCAGAACACTGGGGGCACCGGTCATGGCCTCAGTCAAACAATATGCCTCGTTTGAATCGCAGTTGCGGGATATCAGTGTCACTGGTGATCTGGATTCAAGGCAGGAACAGGCCATCGGTACTGCCATTCGTCGGGCATCCCTGCAGGTCAATCAGCTCCAGGAATCTCTGTTGGGCGGTGTTGGTCAACTAGTTGCCGATGGCATGAATCCGCAGCAGGCAGCGACCTTTGCCGGGATGCTCGGTAAAGCGGCCACGGCCACCAAAGCGGATATGACTGACCTCGCAAAAATGACCTACGCCTTCAGCGATGCGCTGAAAATTACCGATGCCAAAGAGCTGGAGCAGGCGTTTGGGATTGCGGCAACCGGGGCTAAGCTAGGCTCGTTTGAACTGAAGGATATGGCGAAAGCGTTACCTGGTATGGCCAAAGCCTTCGCTGCACGTGGTATTTACGGCAAAGACGCCATAACCCAGATCGTCGCCAGTCTGGAAGTGGGTAAAGGCAGCGGCTCAGCGGAAGAGGCCGTCACCAATATGTCAAACTGGCTGGCGGCGATGGGGCGCGGAGATACCATCCAGAAATATGCTAAAGCCGGGGTGGATTACCAGGGGTCAATGCAGAATTACGTCGCTCAGGGCTTCTCACAGTACGAAGCCTCACTGATGATTGCCAACCGTTTTATTGACGGTAAAGGTAAGGCGTTTTTACAGCAATGGAAAGCAGCAGGATCAAGAGGCGATCAGGAAGGCCAGCAAAAGCTAATGGAGTCCTTTGGGCTGGCAGAAGTCTTCACTGATATCCAGACCGTTAATCATTTACTGTCAATGCGTCAGGGTTGGGATAAATACCTTTCCAGTAAGCAGGAAATGAATACCCCATCAGCAATGTCTACGCTGGATAAGGATGCTGCAAAACAAAATAATACGCTCGAAGGTCGTTGGCGCAGAACTCAGATTGGTTTTAACGAGGCTGCCATCAGCATTGGTGAGTCACTACGCCCGGCCCTCATCCAACTGGGTGAGACTTTTATTCCTTTAATGGACAGTGTCGGCAAATGGATAGCGGCAAACCCGCAACTCGTCAGCGGCACCATAAAAGTTGTAGGAGCATTACTTGCTTTCAAGATGGCCACTATCGGTCTCAAGCTGGGGCTGAATCTCCTTATTTCCCCTTTTGTTAACGTCTGGAAAAATGCCGTTTTACTGCGGGCTAACTGGCTTCGGCTGACGCTTGCGCTCGGTGAAGGCGGCAAGCTCCGCTGGCTGGTGACCGGCTTCAGCGCCGTCGCCAGAGGTGCCAGAACTTTGGGAGGCGTGCTGTCTGGTGGGCTGGTTCGCGGCATTATGATCGCAGGGCGTGCCGTTCTCTGGATTGGCCGGGCACTGCTTATGAATCCCATTGGTCTTGCCATCACCGCCGTCGCGGCAGCAGCTTACCTTATTTACCGCAACTGGGGTGCAGTCAGTAGCTGGTTTAAACAGCGCTGGGCTGAGATTAAAGAGGCGTTTAACGGCGGTATCGTGGGGATTGGTAAGCTGCTGATTAACTGGTCGCCGGTTGGTCTGCTCTATAAAGCCTTTGCGGCTGCGCTGAAATATCTCGGTGTTGATCTGCCAGCGAAGTTCACCGACTTCGGTGGTCATCTTATCGACGGCCTGATTAACGGCATCAAAAACAAATGGGAGTCGCTCAAAACCACCGTCACAGACATGGGCGACAGCGTTGGCGGCTGGTTTAAAGAAAAGCTGGGTATCCATTCGCCAAGCCGTGTATTCATGGGCTTTGGTGACAACATCGCGCAGGGAGCGGCTATCGGCCTGCAACGCACGACACCACAGGCTGCGCTGGCCGGGCAGCGAATGGCCAGTGAACTGCTCCCCAAAATGCCCGTTAGCATTCAGGGACCCAAAATACTGGATAACACTTCAGATGTTCGCTTCAGCATGCCATCGCTCGATATGAATGGGTTTATGTCGTCTGCTAAAAATGCGCTCGAAGCCGTGATTAATAGCTTGTCTTCCATGCCAGCTATCCCGCTCTCCACCAGAGCATCACTTTTACCAGGACAACGTCTGGCGAATGAAATGGCACCGGATGTTCCCCGTATCCCGTCGCCGGAAATTATGGCTGCGGGATATTCAGACCGTGGCGCAGCTGCATCCGGTGGCGGAACATCTGGTGGTATTAAGGTCAGCTTTAATCCCCAGTTTTTCCTCAATGGCAAAGAAACCGCAGCGCCTGACGGGTTGACCGGCGCACTGAATATGAGCCTGCATGAGCTGGAGAAAATGCTGGAGCGTCTGCTGGCTCAGCAACAACGCAGGAGGTACAGCTGATGTTTGCAGTACTGGGTGATATTGAGTTTGAACTGATTACCTACTGGGATGGCTTCGAGGCCACGTTCGGCGTCGATTATGCGGAGCATCCCCGTATCGAGGGTAAGCCCGGCCTGCAGTTCGTTGGCGATAAGCTGGACGAAATCCAGATAAGCCTGGTCTTCCATCAGCACTATTGTGTGCCCGACGTGGAGCTGGCGAGGCTGCGAACGGCCATGAAGGCCCATCAGGCGCTGGCGCTGGTCTTCGGCAACGGTGACTATCGCGGCTGGTTCGTGATTATCGATGTTACTGCGACCAGCGAGCAGACCGACAGCACCGGCAACGTGCTGGCTGTCAATGCCACCGCGTCTCTCCGGGAGTATATCGGCGACCCGAAAAACCCGCTACAGCCTCCTGCGATACGCACAACGGTTCCCGGCGTCGGGGCGGTCTCCGGTGCCGTTCCTTCACCTTCCGGGGTGGCGCAGTACGTTCGCGATGGCGTCAACTATGCCAAACAGGCGCAGTCTGTTCTCCAGACCACCATCAGTGCCGTTCGGGTGGCGCAGAAAATGAAGGATAACCCCGCCGTTGCACTGACCCGCGTACCGGGGCTGATGAGTGGGCTGGGCAACGTATCCGGGGCATTAGGTCAGAGCATTCCGGCATTTAATGCGCTCTCTGAATCCATGCCTGATGCCATCAGTCTGGCCAGAACCACCAGTGATGCGGCCACGTATGTACAACAGGCACAGTCTTCGCTGAGCGGAGTGGACGGCAGTAATATCGCGGCGGCGCTGGACGCCGTTTCCGGGCAGCTTAACTCCGCCAGCACCACCTTCACCCGTATGTCGCCGGGGTTAAGCACCATGGCAGCCAGAATACTGGCGAGGAGTGTGTGATGTTTCTTGAACATGTCACCCGTGACGGAGAGCGCTGGGACTCTCTCGCATGGCAGTACTATGGCGACCCGCTGGGCTATCCCCGGATAATTGCCGCCAATCCGCACGTGGCCATCACGCCGGTCCTGCCCTCCGGGCTGTTGTTACTGATTCCGGTTATCGAGGCTGAAGAAGCCAGTACAGAAGAGGATATTGCCCCATGGCTGAGATAAACAGCACTGCACAAGCCGCATCAGCGTTAACCGGCGTCAGCGATGTTCTGAGTCCGGTGTTCACGCTGTGGTATCTGCAGAAGAACATCACCACCGATATCGCCCCCTATGTCACCCGCGTAACCTACAGCGATAACATCAAAAGCGAGTCCGATACCATTGAGGTGGAGCTGGACGACACCGATGGCCGCTGGCTGGATAAGTGGTATCCGGGCAAGGGTGACACGCTGACGCTGAAAATGGGTTATCAGGGCGAGAAGCTGCTGTCCTGCGGTACGTTCTCGATAGACGAGATCGAGGTGAGTTCGCCCGCGTCCGTTGTCGCTATCCGGGGCGTGGCCACGTCGGTCAACAACGCCCTGCGGACAAAATCCAGTCGTGGTTTCGAGAGCACCACGCTGGCGGCCATCGCCGGACGGATTGCCAAAAAGCATCAGCTGAAGCTGGTTGGCAGTATTGAGTCCATCAAAATTGACCGGGTGACCCAGTATGCTGAAACGGACGTGGGCTTCCTGCGCCGACTGGCCAGCGAGTATGGTTATGCCGTGAAAGTGGTCAGCGACCAGCTGGTTTTTTCTCATCTTGCCACGTTGCGCGGTCAGGAGCCGGTCAGGCAGTTAAAGCCGCAGGATGTGGCCAGCTTCTCCCTGCGTGACACCATCAACCGCGTCTACAAATCCGCGAAGGTAAAACACCAGAAGAGCAGCGATAAAAAGCTGATCGTTTATGAAGCTGATGGAGGTACCAGCGAAAGCGACAAACAAACCAAAGGCGGTAAGGTCACCAGTGCCGACTCACTGAAGGTCAACAGCCGCGTCAGTGACCCGGACAGCGCCCGGATTAAAGCAGATTCGGCGCTGGCCAGGCATAACGAATACCAGCAGAACGGCTCGCTGACGCTGATGGGGACGCCTCAGTTGACTGCAGGCAACAAAATTGAACTGGTGGGCTTTGGTCAGTTATCCGGGCCATGGCTGATAACTACTGCCCGTCATGCGTTTGACCGTAACAACGGCTACATCACCGAACTGGAGGTGGCGCGAGGGCCGGTCACGCAGGGCAAGGCGAAGAAAGGTAAAAAGACCGGCAAGAGTCAGACACTGACCGTCTATAAACCTGACGGCAGCACGTCCACGGTAATAAAGGAGAAGAAATAATGGCAGGTGTCACCCGTCAGGTCGGTACGGTCAGCGCCGTCGATGCCGACAAAGTTCAGGCCCGCGTTCGTCTGCCGGAATGCGATAACCTGCGCACTAACTGGCTTAACGTGCTGCAGCGCAATACCCAGGATAACAAGGATTACTGGCTCCCTGACGTGGGGGAGCAGGTTGAGGTGCTGCTCGATGCTAACGGCGAGGATGGTGTCATTCTGGGCGCGGTGTACTCAGAAGTCGATAAACCGCCGTTCAGCGACAAAAACGTCCGGGGCACGAAATACGCGGATGGTGCAGAGTTCAGCTATAACCGCGCGACCCATACGCTGACGGTCAAAGGCGGTATCGAGCGCGTAGTAATCGAGGTTGCGGCAGGTATCATCCTGAAGGGAAAAACCATTGATTTGACCGCTGACACCACCACGGTGAACGGCAACTTTGAAATCAACGGGAACGCCCATGCGACAGGTAACATTTTTGCTGACGGCCAGAACTCCAATCACCACTCCCACTGACCTTCTTAAACGCCTTTAATATCGGCGTTCCCGCACAGGGGCAATACTGCCCCCATGAAAACAACCTCAGTATTCTGGCAACCGGCCCTGCAGGCTCCCGGCGAAATCGTCCGGGGGCCAGATGATATCTGGCAGGCCATTCAAATCATCCTGCGTACTCCTCGCGGCAGCGACCCGCATCGCCCGGAGTTCGGCAGCAATCTGCATCTTTATATCGACTGGCCCATCGACCGGGCTATCCCGCATGTGGTGCGCGAATCCGTCGATGCCATCCGGCGCTGGGAGCCTCGCTGCCAGCTTATGTCGGTTAAACCCGCCGTCGATGGCGAACATCTTACGCTCCGGGTGAGCTGGAAAGGCTCTGACGGACAGCCCCGGACTCAGGAGTTGCTATGGCGCTGACAGAACCCGATTTTATTGAACGTGATGCTGACAAAATCACGGCTGAAATGATTGCACAGTACGAAGCCGCAACCGGCAAAACGCTGTACCCCGCTCAGGCTGAGCGCCTGTTGATTGACCTGTGGGCATACCGCGAAATGCTGGTCAGGGTGGCGGCGCAGGAAGCGGCCAAACAGAATCTGGTCGCCTTTGCTCGTGAGCCGATGATTGATTATCTCGGTGAACTGGTCGGTGTATACCGTCTTGCCGCGCAGCCTGCCACCACCACACTCCAGTTCTCCGTGGATGAGGCGCTGGCCATTGATGTGCTGATTCCGGCAGGAACCCGCGTCAGTGCTTCCGACAGCATTATTTTTGCCACCGATACGGACGTGGTGTTAAAGGCCGGACTGCTGCTGGTCAATGCCATGGCCACCTGTACCGAACCGGGAGCCGCTGGCAACGGCTGGCAACCTGCGCAGGTCAGTCAGTTGCTTGATGAGATTGATAACGTCGACCTGCAGGTGACCAATCTGGCGGCCAGTTCTGGTGGTTCTGAGCAGGAAGATAATGACAGGCTCCGCGAGCGTATCAAACTTGCCCCGGAGTCATTCACTAACGCCGGAAGCCGTATGGCATACCGCTTTCATGCCATGCAGGCCCATCCCAACATCGTCGATGTTGCCGTGCTTTCCCCGGTTCCAGGCACCGTAGAGCTGTATCCGCTGCTCAGCACCGGCCTGCCGGACGACAGCATCCTCACGCTGGTAGAGAGTTTCTGTTCGGATGAAAAAGTCAGACCGCTCACTGATACCGTGCGGGTTAAAACACCTCTGCAGGTGGATTACGCCATTGAAGCCAATATCACGATCTACCGCGACCAGGATGCCAACTCGGTAAAGGACAACGCTAACAGTGCCATTCAGAACTGGGTGGCATCCCGTACCGCCACACTGGGGCGCGATATTGTTCCCAGCCAGATTATCAGCGTGCTGTCCGTCTCCGGGGTATATCAGGTCGAACTGGTGACACCGGCACTGCGGGTGGTGGCAGAAAACGAATGGGCAAACTGCACCGCAATTACTCTCAACATGACCGGAGTATCCGATGGCTGAGCCGCTACAACTTCCGCCGCCGCTTGAGGGTGATATCAGCCTCAGAACGCTGGGAAGACTGGCCGGGCGGCTGGATAACATCGACCTGAGCGTACTGATGGTCTATCTCGTCGATATCGTCGACAGTTCCGCGCTGCCATGGCTGGGCGAGCAGTTCTCACTGTTCGGCGATGGCTGGGAGCTTGCGGAGTCGGACGATGTACGCCGCATGCTTATCAAATCCGCTATCGAGCTGCACCGCTACAAAGGGACGCCGTGGTCAATCCGGGAAATTATCCGCCGTTTCGGCTTCGGCGAAGTGGATCTGATTGAAGGCACTGGCAAGATCGGCTACGACGGTAAACACACTTACAACGGGCTTTTTGTCCATGGCGATGTAGAAGCCTGGGCGGTCTATCGCGTCATCCTTCAACAGCCCATTACTAACGATCAGGCGGCACTGTTACGTCAGACGCTCGCTGCCTTTGCTCCGGCCCGCTGCCATCTGGCGAGCCTTGAGTATCAGTCTGTCGCCATTCGCTACAACAACACCGTCAACTATGACGGCAGCTATAACCACGGGAGCAGTTAATTATGGCAAACCTACCCGAAACCCCGCAGTGGGAAGACGGCATCTACCAGATAGAGGTCTCTGACCCCGTACTGGGCGGGCCTGACGGGATATCTAACCGTCAGGCTAAACAGCTGGCCAGCCGCACTTCATACCTTAAACAGAAGGTCGAAAAAGGCGGAACAGACCTGGCTGCACACATCGCGGCAGCAGACCCTCATACCCAGTACGCGCCGAAGGCCAGCCCAACGTTCACTGGCACGCCAACAGCGCCGACCCAGGCCAAAACGGATAACAGCACCAAACTGGCCACAACGGCACACGTCAAGTCGGTGGTTGCTGATTACGCCCCTTTGACCAGTCCGGCATTAACTGGTAAGCCGACAGCGCCAACCGCTGCGCAAACGGCCAATGACACACAGCTGGCCAACACAGCATTCGTCAAAGCGGCAATTGCTGCACTGGTTGCTTCTTCTCCTGAGGCGCTAGATACGCTGAACGAACTGGCGGCGGCTTTGGGTAACGATCCTAATTTTGCCACTACCATGACTAACGCCCTGGCTGGTAAGCAACCGCTGGACAACACGCTAACGGCATTATCAGGGAAATCAGTTGCAGCTCTTCTTGAATACCTTGGTTTAGTAAATTCTTCAGGGATGGTTGGCCGACTCGTCAGTATTAAGAAATTCACCACGAGTGGAACATATACACCAACAGCAGGTACGAGGTTTGTTAAGGTCAGACTCGTTGGTGCAGGTGGTGCAGGTGGTGGCGCTGCCGCCTCTACCGTTTCAGGCTATTTAGCAGCCGGGCGTGGAGGTGGAGGTGGCAGTTATGGTGAAACGACATTGATTGATGTCACCTCAGTCTTATCTGTCGCGGTTATCGTAGGGAGTGCTGGAGTTGGCTCTGCCGGAAGTTCAGGAACAGCCGGAGGTTCGTCCTCATTTGGTAGTTATATCACAGCGCCAGGCGGTGATGGTGGTGGTATGGGGGCGTCAGGACCAGCTAACAACAGCCTTGTATCTGATTTTGGCAACTCAGGAAAAGAATGCACAGGAACCGATATTTTTATTTCAATTCCGGGAGAGGGGGGCGGCGGACAGATGTCTTTATCCACAGGAACAGCTAAAGGTGGCCATGGCGGTTCTTCAATTTTGGGAACAGGCGGTTCGGCTTATACCGCAAATCAACAGGGCGGTTATGGTTGGGGCTTTGGTGCCGGTGGTGCCGGGTCTGTTACTGTGTACGCACAAGGCACATCAGCAACGGCGGGTGGACACGGCAGTAACGGAATTGTCATCATTGAGGAGTATGCCTGATGCAAAATTATGCGTTAATCAAAAATGGTGTCGTTGAAAACGTCGTTATCTGGGATGAACATGGAGATATATTTGACGATTACACTGTGGTCAATTTAGAAGGTCTTATAGCCGGTATTGGCTGGGCTTATGACGGCGAAAAGTTTACCGCGCCACCAGAGCCTGAACCTACTCACGATGAGCTTGTTCAGCAAGCTGAAATCCATAAGCAGGCATCAATCAGCGATGCCAATAATTATATTGATAGCAACCAGTGGCCTTCGAAACTGGCACTTGGACGCCTGTCGGATGCAGATAAGCAGTTATTTAATGAATGGCTTGATTATCTTGATGCGCTGGACGCGGTAGATATATCTGCTGCACCTGATGTGAACTGGCCCAGCCGCCCTGAAAAATGAATATGCCCCGCACCTGCGGGGATTTTTTTACCCCTTCCATTGTGCCATTCCCCACACATAGCCCGGCGCGTGCGCCACGCGCATATCAACCAGAACATAGGCATACCCCCTGTAAACCGGAGAGACTGCCTTATGGCTCAGGATTACCACCACGGGGTGCGCGTTGTTGAAGTCAACGAAGGCACCCGATCCATTACCACGGTGAGCACCGCCATCGTGGGCATGGTCTGCACCGGCGATGATGCTGATGTGTCCATGTTTCCCCTCAATAAGCCGGTCTTGTTGACCGATGTGCTGACCGCCAGCGGTAAAGCAGGCGAGTCCGGCACGCTGGCCCGTTCGCTGGACGCGATTGCAGACCAGGCTAAACCCGTGACAGTCGTTGTGCGCGTCGCGCAGGGCGAAACCGAAGCGGAAACCACCTCCAACATTATTGGCGGCGTGACCGCTGACGGTAAAAAAACGGGTATGAAAGCGCTGCTTTCAGCGCAGTCACAGCTGGGCGTCAAGCCGCGCATCCTCGGTGTGCCGGGACACGATACGCAGGCGGTTGCTACTGAGCTGCTGAGCGTGGCGCAGAGTCTGCGCGGGTTTGCCTACCTGTCCGCCTACGGCTGTAAAACGGTGGAAGAAGCGATTGCCTACCGCGCAAATTTCAGCCAGCGCGAGGGGATGCTGATCTGGCCTGACTTCATCAACTTTGACACCGTGCTGAATGCAGATGCGACGGCTTACGCCTCCGCCCGTGCGCTCGGCCTCTGATTAACCTTAACGGCGCGGTCAGCCGCGCCAGTATTTCATTAACAGGAAACGAAGGTTTTTGGAAAAGCGGTTACACATAGCGAAATCTGTAAAAATCCTCCCACCGCGACATAGAGGAGGAGAATTGATGGCCGTCATTGGTTATATCCGCGTATCAACAATCGACCAGAACAGCGATTTACAGCGTAATGCACTCACAAGCGCAAACTGTGACCGCATTTTTGAAGACCGTATGAGCGGAAAAATTGCCAGCCGCCCCGGTCTGAAACGCGCTTTAAAGTGCGTTAATAGCGGAGATACCCTGGTCGTGTGGAAACTGGACAGGCTGGGGCGCAGCGTTAAGAACCTGATCGCACTGATATCAGAGTTGCATGAACGCGGTGCCCACTTCCGCTCTTTAACAGACAGTATTGATACCAGCACTGCCATGGGGCGTTTCTTTTTCCATGTGATGTCAGCGTTGGCGGAGATGGAACGTGAGCTGATCGTCGAACGAACACTTGCCGGGTTGGCAGCAGCCAGAGCACAGGGACGCATAGGTGGGAGGCCCAACGCATTAAAGCCGCATGAGCGGGAACAGATTGGTCGGCTATTGACTAAGGGACATACCCGCCAGCAGCTGGCTATTATCTACGGGGTGGGGTTATCGACACTCTACCGGTATTTTCCGGTAGATGGTCAGAGGAAGGATGACGCGGTAGGATTGTAA